CTTGTCAGAACCTCTTGCTTTTGTATATTGAGCAACTCTAATATCAGCTTTAATAGAACTTCCTTTAACCGAAACTAATCCTTCATACCCTGCTGTTATAATCCATGGTCTTATAACTCCATCATTAAAATCTAAATTTGTTTCCAAAAATCCTATATTTATACTTCTTTCAGATAATGGAAGTCTATCTCCAGCAACTGCACCTTTTAAATATCCTCCCATGCTTTCAACAGCAGCTGTAGATATAGTAAAAGCTTCTTTAGGAAGTTTTATATTTTGAACGAAAAATAATCCAGAAGCATCTGGATCTTCAATATTCTTTTGAACTGAAGAATTCAATAGTAAATTTAATTGATTACCACCTAAAATAACTCCATTGTCTTTAAATAACCCAGAATTATTTTTATCATTTAACTTACTTAAAAAGTAAGTAGGATTTTTTGGAGTAATGGTAACAAACCATTGAGTAGTAAGTGGGACATCATATTCCCACTTACTAATTAAATCTAAAAATCTATTGGCTGGACTATAATTTGGTAAAGCCGTAGCCATGTTTTTTTATATATTATCTTCTGAATGGTCCTGGTCCAAAATTATCATTTTCAAAGAAATGATATGAGAATGAAACATTAAATGTTTTAATTGCACCACTACCTTCTGCAATTTCATATGCAATATCTCCAACATTTCTAATAGAAACACCAACTAACTTATATGAGACTACTGGTTCAAGTATTTTATTTAATTGATGAACTACCATATATGAATTCGGTCCAGCAATTGTTCCTAATGGATATCCACCATTATTAACACCAGTAGCACTACCATCAAATGCATTAAATGTTCTCATGCTTTCAGATAATAATCTTTCTCTAATGTTGGAACTTTCTGGACAATAGAATTCCATTTCATATGCTTCCGAACCACTAAATTCTACAGCACCAGGCAGATTGAAAGTCTGCCCAGCATATTTAACTGTTTGATTTACAATATTTCTTGCTGGTAATTTTCCAGTTCTAGCAAATACTAAATCATTTGCATTTAAAACTAATCCACCTTGACCAGCTAGTACAATTGATTCAATTCTAAAGTGATAATCTCTAGTGAAATCATTTGCTACTGCTTGCTGAAAGAATTTTTCTATAATTTGATCTGTTGCCATAATATTATTTATATTTAATTGTTGTTATTAGCCTCCGATTAATTCGCTAAATGATGTTGAAGTTGATGTAGCATAGAAGTTCACCAAAATAAAATCTGCTGTTCTTATTGGTTTAACATAAATGTCAACAATTAATTCGTTTTGGTCAACTACTGCTGGTGGGTTATTTCTGTCATCGCAAACAATTTCATATTCTTTAATACCACTATCATTTCTAGCAATATCAAATATTGGTTTTAATGTATTAACCAATCTAGAACGTGTGAATGATGTGTTTGGTTCGAATACGAAATATCTTGTAGTCTTCTTTGTAGCCTTTTGTAGGAATATAAAGAGCCTACGTACATTGATTCTATCAAATGCACTTGGTTGTCTTAACATTGTTTTTTGACCAAAGATATTGAATCCATCGCCTGGGAAATAAGCAACTGGATTTACTGAAATCTTATGTAGTGAATCCCTTTCCTTTTGCTTTGGTGTTAATGCAACGTCTAAAACTCCAGTAACTTTACCTCTTGTAAAACCAGCAGGAGCATACCATGGTTGGAAATTATTATCCATTGCTGCCATATCTGCTGCTGCCCATGCTGAGAATGGAACCCAAACTTTTGTACTAGAGAATGGATCATTTACTTTTACCCAGTTTGCATATGTACAAGTATAGCTACTATTTGCTACTGCGAATAGATTTCTAAGTGGTTCATAAATGTCTGATGAGAATGTCTTTGTTCTATCACTTAATGTTTTTGTATCAGAACCAGTAACAAGAATATGTCTTAGTGGGTCCGCAATAAACATACAATCTTTTCTCAATGATGAACAGAATTGGTCGAACTTATCAAAGATAGTTCTATAATTGTCTGTAATCATATTAGAAATACTTGATTTTAATACTGCTAATTCAGTTTTAAATTTAGTACTTAATTGTTCATCATCAAAATATGTCTTAGTTTGATTTACTCCAGTATTTTCATAAGCATTTAATTGTGATGCAGTATAAATTGTACCTAGACCAGCTTCAATTAATAAGCTAACATCAAACAATTCATCATTTTCAATTTTTCTAAGAACACGGTCTAATTTTGCTCCAGCTTCTCCAATAAGTTTCTTGCTATTGCTGGAAGAAGAGAACACTCCAATTGGATATAGATTGTCTGAGTTAGCAAATCTTAATTGTGAACTAGGAACAGATGCTCCAGAAGAATCGATTAGCTTAGTTTGAATTGCTTCAATTTCGTGTGAAGTGAAACCATATCTAGAAGAAGAAGCATTTAAAGTTTGTTTCAATACTTTAATAGCATTTCCACCCATTAAACGTACCTTTGTTCTTGGAACACCTTGAGCATCTTGCCATGAACCTCTATTTTTTCCACTAATATATGGATTAGTCATAATAACCATATTATTTGATGGATTAGAGAGGTTATCTACGAAGAATGATGTTGGTAATCCTCCAGTCTTAGAATTGATTTGTCTGTGGAAATCCAAAGAACCAACAAAATTTTCTTCAACCATATAATCTAGTTGAACTGAAGTTGGAGCATATGGACTTGTTCTTAATTTTAATAGTGAAACTCCTAAAATATCATCGAAAGTTGTATCGACCATATCACTGAATTGGAATGCAAGATTTTCAACTGTTTCTGCTAATGATCTTGTACCACCTCTATTTGAGGCATCAGTAATCTTAAATGCTAACTTAGCATCTACAACTGGAGTTAAAGCACTTGCAGCAGCTCCTAATGTTCCTAATTCCTTGATATTTGTATAAATTCCAGTTAATGAATCAGAATCAGTTGATGGTTGAAGATTAGTATTATCAATTAATGAAACATAATGTCCTTCCCACTTACCATTGATTGTTGATTGAATCTTATTCAATACTATTAAACCAGCATGTCCAAAGTCTGCTGGACTATTGATTTCGTTAACACCTTTTGCAGATAAACTCCAATCGCCACCAGATGAAGTAAATGCTGACCTTTCAATTACACCATTATATTCATCAATACTAAGTTCAAAAAACTTTGGTGAACCCAAAACATAAGTAGATGTGGTATTATCTTCATCAACATCTAAATCAATACTAATTTGAATATCATCTGAATACCAATAATCTTTTATTCTATTGTATAGTTCATTTAAATCATCCCACCAATCATTCATCGCATCAAACTCTGGACCAGATGTTGGTAATGCTCCTGATGCGTAATATGTTATATCCTTTACTGAATCTCTAAGATTTTTAACAGCATCTCTTAAAAAGTTACCATCAGCAAGAGATATTTTTCTTTCAGAAGCTACAATACCATTTGCAATTAATGAATTTGCATCATTTAAATCTGCTTGTGTAATTGTTTGTAAATCTCCATCGAAATCCACAACAATCTTTTTGATTGAAGGTAATGCAACATCGTCAGCTAAAAATGTATTCAATACAGTAGGAATTGTAAATAAACTTTTATTTACATCATATAGTCTATAAATTTTAACTGGTTTCTTATCTGCTACAACAACTGGATATACTAGTGCTCCATATTTTGAGCCATATCCTTCACCAACACCTTCACCATATGGTAATCTTGTTGTAAATAATGTTCCTGCTGGAACATTTAAAATTTGTCTTGCACTGTGATAGAAATATCTTTCAGCTGAATTTGTAGGAGTACCATAAACTTGTTCCAATTCTTCTACTGAAGTAATTTGAAGAACTTCATCAGTTGGACCTTTTGCAGCGAAACCAGCCATGAAAATATTTGTTCCTGCTGGAATAACTGGGGATAACGATAAATCTTTTTCTCGAATTTCTACGCCGGGTGATTGAATTGATCTTGCCATAAACTTATTTAGTTTTTAAATGATAAAAAAATTAAATGTTATAATAAAATCGTTTCTAAAGTTCTAAAAACAAATGTCATTTCTGTTTCTAATTCATTAGGTGTCCTATAATTATAGGAAATTTCTCCTAAATCTGTAGGAAATGCTGTTTTATATACCCATTTAATGACATCCTTATTGAATTCATCTTTTCCTACAATTTCAAAATCTGTTGAATATTGCCCCAAACCTTTATCTGAATTAGTTAATTTTCCAGAATATATATCTGTATCTTGATTTCTCAATAAATCTAACCAAGAGAATATAACCCAATAATTATTGAACATATTATCTATAGTGAATTTTACTGTTACTGGTTCATAACTTGGTTTTGCATGACTAGAAACATATATATTACTTCCACTATATTTTGCATCTATTGCTGGAACTTGTATCTTTGGTACTACAGTACCAAAAACAGAGAATTGAAATGTAGTCAAATCAAATGTTGAATTATTTCTTTGAAATCTTTTATTTTTATCTATTAAAGCTAATGGAATATTAAATCTCAAAGAGAATTTATCAGACCTCGCCTTATTTAAAGGAGTTTGATCGTAGTAAGTTATGTGACTCATAATGGTTTATATCCACTATTTATCAAATCCATATAATCAGGATTATCCATCATACCACCATACCCTCCAAATATTGAAGGTAAAGCATCTCCACCAGCACCATCTTTTTCATTTCTATATATAGAATGAGGATTTGTAAATAATTTTACTCCATAATCAATTGGATGAATTGTATTTGGTTTTTTATTTTCATCTCTTTCTATTACATCAAAATATTTTTCAACAATCTCATCATGCAATATCATCAATGCCCAAAACAATGCCATTACTCTATCATCATTACTTCCCGATTTAGCTCCCCATGTATTGTTTCTAATTTTAACGAAATCTTTTAATTCATTTAATGTATTAATATCTCTAAGCTTTAATGAATTTGTTACATTTATCCAATATCTTTGATTTTGAATTGCTTCATACTTAGTATTTGTATGGGCTATTACACCTAAACGTCTGTTTACTATATTGTTTACTTTAGATTCACCATAACAAACAATATTTTCATAATGAAACTCTCTTTTAAGATTATCAACAACTTGAGCACCACAATTATTTCTTTCAATTAATGCTAATGGTTTCCCCCAATGTCCTAATATTTCATTCAACTTAGTAGTAAATTCCATAGGACTTATTGCATTGTTTCTGTATATTGCAACTTGATTAATTGATTTAACATCAGTTATATCTAATATTTGAATAACTGATGCATCTTTCATTACACCTTCAGCAATATCAACTCCTGCTACATAAAATTTATCTTCTTGCGGTGTATCCCATAATAGATAATTACCCTCATCATATACATACATAGGAGATTCGATATTTTTCTTTAATTCTTCAATTACAACAGCATTAATTGTAGATTCTCCTATTTGCTGGAATTCGCATTCAAATTCCTGAGAAAACGTAGTAGGATCATCCATACCAAGTTTTGTCGTTTTTACCCATTCTTCGTCTCTACCAGGAATATCACTCCATTTAACTACTAATGATTTCCATACACTATCACTATCTTCTATAGACTTTTTATATAATCTATAAAAAATTCCAGAAGTATCTCTAGGCGTAGATGCCATGATAATCTTAGATTTTTTTGAAGAAGAAATAATAGGATAAACAGCAGACCAAAATGAGTTCAATAAATTATGTTCAATATGGTCAGCCTCATCTATGAATAGAACATTACAAGAACTACCACGACCAGCAGAACTTGTAGTTGTAGTAATTTTTATCTTACTACCATTAGATAATTCCATCGACTCTTTACCATATTCTTTAACACCAGGTTTTAACCAGTTTGGTAAACCTTCGAAAGCTAACCTCATCCTAGAGAAAATTTCCTTAGCAGTATCTTCTTTGTTAGCAACAATCATTATCGATTGATAATCATTGAATATGGCGTGCCATAATAAAAATATAGTTGAACATGTTGTTTTACCACTCTGACGAGAAAATAACAAAAGACTAAATCTATTATCTCTCATCAACCTTAATGCATTTCTTTGATAATTATGTAATTTTATTTTTTCTTTACCTTTTTCCAAATGAATAATGTGAAAATAGTTTTCTGCAAAATATAAAACATTCATTTTACACTTTCTCAATTCTTTCACCATGTGTGGTGTATACTCGAAAGTAGCATCAATAGATGGTAAATTTGGATTGTTTAAATAAATATTTTTTGCAACTCTAGGCATGTAATTACTTAACTTAAAATTAAGTTTTTATTCAAACACCTAGAAAAAATATACTAAACAATATAAATAGATTTATGGCTAAAAATTCATTATTCGATAAGTTATTCAATCAAGTTATCAACGAACAGTCTGGTATGGAACCTCCATTTGGTGGTGGTGGTGCTCCTGATATGGGTGGAGATGCAGGTGATTCTCAAATGGATGACGATGCTGCTGAACTCGGTATTGGTGGAGAAGATGAAGGTGGAGAAGGTGAAGATGATTCTGTAACCCTAACAATTTCAAAGGACATGGCTAGACAACTTATGGAAGTCCTAAAAGGAGTAGTTGGCGAAGATGAAGGTGGAGAAGAAGAAGGAGAAGGTGAAGAAGGTGGGGAAGAAGAAATGGGTGGAGATGAAGGTGGAGAAGGTGAAGGAGAAGAAGATGGATCATCATTAGGTGAATCTCCAGCAGTAGAAACCATGGAAGAACTTCCTGTAGATAAATATGTAAAAGCTCTTCAAGGAAGAAATCAACGTGTACAAGGTTCAGCAACTAATGCAACTAATGCACATGGTACAGCTAAGACTGATGTAACTAAGCCACATGGTCTTCAAAAGATGAATATGTCATATGATGACGGTAAGAGCATGAAGGCTCATACCACTGAATATGGTGTTTCAGGTAAAGGTAAAAATATTTTAAATCGTTAAAAAGTAGTTCATATATTCATGCTTAAAAGGGATGTCTGAAAAAGACATCCCTTTTTTTATAAATAATATTGTGCAAACATTTTTAGAATATTTTTTTGGTGTTGGTAAAAATCCTTTTATGACAGATAAAGGAAACAAAAAACTTTTGAATTCTAAAGAACCAAATAATCCTCATCATAGAACAGATAGAAGACTAACAAATAGAGGAATTGAAGTTAGAAATGGGAAACAAGAAGGAATGAATATTATTGCTAACAGATATAAACAAGGCGATCATAATTATAAACAAAAAATATCTGATGGTAGTATTTCAAATCAACAAGCCCAAGAAATGGCATCAAAATCTAATGTAAATTTACCAGAAATTGGTAAAAGTGTGAAGCTAAGAAAATCTGGATTAGTTTTAAAAAATAACGGAACAAATTTCAGCATATCTAAAATATAGATAAATAATAATATGGCTTGCTATTTTTATTCTGGTGCTGGTAATGGAGGACAATGTGCTGAACTTTATGATAAATTGAGTTTAGCACCAGATATGCAAGTTATCAAATCTGCTGCTGATGAAATGGTTCAACTAATGGGCCAAAAGGTCAATTACTATGTTAATATGACTACCACATTAAGTGCAGATACATTTTATGGTGAACAACCAACTGCTGGTTTTCATGGTCCAAAGTTGATGAAAATGATAATAGATCTAAATGAATCATCATTATCTTTAAGTCAGTTTGGATTCAATCAAGATGATGAATTTACAGGATATTTTACCTATGAATCATTCGTTAGTGCATTTTCTGGAGATGGTATTCATATAGCATTAAACCAAAATCTTGAGCCAAAAAGTGGTGATGTAATATGTTTATTTGAATATGGTAATGATAGAGTAAATGGTAGAGCAGGAAACTTTTTTGAAATCACACAAAGAAGAGACCAAGATGTTAGTGGAAATAATTTAAATCCTTTAGGAGGACATTATGGATGGGAAATTAAGGCAAAGAGGATGGAATACTCATGGCAACCTGGCTTACCACAAGAAGCAGTAAATCAACAGATGACAGAAGATACATTCTATGGAAAACTAGAAAGTTCTATTCCAATGGAAGAAAAATCTGGTGGCAAATTCTATGTTGGTAGTGCTGACCAATTCAGTAAACAAAATATTATTGATATGAACTTCAATGATACTCATGTATATGGTACTTATGACTTAAGTACTGGAGTTGAAGATGCAGTACCTGCAAGACCTCAACGTATGATTGATATTATTGATAATGAAGAACTATTAGGAGAATACATCGAAGAAGAAATCAAGGAAGCTATTGGTTCAACACCAGATGGATTCATCAGAAAAGGTATCGATACTGTGGATGCTGGTTCGTTCTAAAAACTAACAGTAAAGGATTTTGACCTAACAGAAGTTCCTTTACTATTTTTAATAATACAAAAATATGTTCCAGCATCTGTAGATGCTAATGAAGATATTGTCAATTTAGGTTTATTATAAATAGTACCTAATGATGCATTATCTTTATACCATTGATATGTTAATGGTACATATGTTTCACAAATAACTTCAGCTACAATTGGTTGTCCAATTACAAATAATGAAGGTATAACCATTCTGGAAATAATAGGAGCAGATGGTATATTTGCTAATACTTTAAACTTAAAATATTTTGTTTTTACGAACATATTAGAATACTAACCATGTTGATGAATTCCAAATGAATGAATATCTTTCATTTTGATTAATTTGTTGTAATTGTGAGCCATTATGATAAACATGGAAATGATTATTTGTTATAGTATTATTTTTAATAACAAATATTAATCCACGATGAACAGAAATTAAGCCTGTTGGAAGATTTAAGTGTTCTGCTCCTGTAGCATTTGTAACACTAATATATGTAGGAGTATTAGCTGAAAGATTCACATTTGCTGCTGCTAATGTAATAGATGTTACTGGAACATACAAAGATTGAGCAGTAGATAATGTTTGTGTTTTAATTACAGAAGATGAATGAGTTAATGTATTATTTCCACTTAACCAATCAGAAGATGTAGTTTGGACAGTAGTTCTAACGTCGTTCCAATTTGCCGAAGTAGAAGTTAATGCTGTATAGGATGCATCCCAATTAGTTTGATATGTATTTACAGATGTTGTAACATTTGTAATTGTAATATAATCATTATTATACCATGCATATGCAGAATTCCAATTTGCTGAAGTAGAAGTTAAAGTATTATATGATGTTTCCCATTTTCCTGAATTTGATGCTAGAGTCGTTCTAGCATTTACCCAACTTCCAGAATTTGATTGATATGAAGTATAAACTTCTGACCAATTTGATGAAATTGATGATACTGTAGTATATGTAGAATTCCAATTAGATGATAAAGTAGTAATAGTAGAATATGCTCTATTCCAAAATGCAGAATTAGATTGTAATATTGTTCTAGAATCATTCCAAGTAGACGAAGCACTTTGCAATAAAGTAACATTATTAGCAGTTATATCTCCAGAACATTCTACACTTCCATCAGATGTTACTTTAAATTTTTGAGAATTACTATTACTTAATATTAATAACGGATTAGCTCCTCCTGCTTGATTAGCACTTATTGTAGTACTAGTCGTACCATTATTGAGAATAAGATTACCATTTGCTTCTATATTAGAATTTAATTTAAGTTGATTAGCTGTTAAATTTCCTGCGATAACTAAGTTATTTTGTATAGTTAAATTATTTTTAATTAAACCATTATCAGCAACAATTGATTTAGCATCTATTCCAGAAGTACAATATACATTTGCATCTACATTTAAAACATTATTTAAATATACTCCATTTTCAAAGTCTAATGTTAGTGTTCTAGGTCCATTACCAACAACATTAGGATTATCACTTAAAATAGATTCATCATATTGACCAGAAAGATAATCCATTCTAACTATTCCATCAAATATAGCATTTGTTGCAGTGAGATTACCTACTATCACTGAAGATGGAATAATGATGCCATTACTGGCACTTAATGTCCCATTAATATGGAAATCGCCTTGAAATGGTGATGCTGGTGAAGCAATAGGGTCAGAAGCACTATCAAAATATCCTGCTGTTGGAGAGGTATGATGATTTTTGCTATGTAGTTTATCATGGAATCTTGCATTACCAGCCATAAATATATTTACAATTAAACGTCCATTATGGCTG